GAAACTACGATAGTTTAGCTTTAGGATTTGCTGTTCAAGATACTTCTGGTAGTCACGCGAGTTAGCGTCTTGGTTATACAACTTACCGTTGACATGAATTTCAAACACATTTGGTTTGATACCACGAATAACCTTAACCTTCTTAGTTCCAATACGAAACTCCACTTCTACTAGTGCAGCACTGCCGTTAACAGAGTTTAGAAGTTGGGGTTTGTTAATACTACGGAATGGCTTACCAAACAAACCAAAACAAAGAGCGTCCAAAATAGTAGACTTACCGGCACCGTTTTCTCCAATAATTAATGTGGTTGAATTTCTGTCTAACTGTATCTCTGTAAAGTTATTACCAGTTGATAGGAAGTTCTTCCATCTCACAGTCTCAAAATGTATCATATCTCTAAATCTTGGGCCTCTGTATAAAGTGACCGCATCGTATTTTTCAATCGGTCTTTGCTCAGTGTAACATCTAACTGGTCAATGTATTTCTCTAGAAGGGTCATCGTGTCTTCTGTATTCTCCACAATATCATCAGATACATTGTCAGCATCCAACTCAGAGAAGTCTTCGATAATCTTGACCTCAAATGCGTCAGCCTGTAAAAGTCTATCCGTAAACTTGTCGAACTGATACAAGTCTTTCTTGTTAACCACAATCAGTTTGACATACTTCTCTTTATACTTAGATACATCTTCATTAGTATAGTCAGTAGTAGTATCGTCATAGTAAATCTTTTCAAAAAGTGTGTAAGGATTGACAATGCGTTCAAGTTCACGTTTCTCTGTATCGAAGATGTGAAACCCCTTGGCGTCATCGTAGTCACTCCAAGTCATCTCATATGGTGTACCCAGATAATATATCTGGCCATCATCTGATTTGTGATGAAAGTGACCACTGAAACACAGGTCAAACCTACGAAACAATTCCTTCTCAAACGCACCTTCAGATTTATGTCCCTTGTGCATTTCGAAACCATTTACTTCTAGGTGACCCATCAGGATTTGTGCTGGAGAGTTTTTCAGTGATGACATTGACTCTTCATAGTTGTTTGCATTGATCCACGGCATGAACTGAATAGGACAACCATCAAACTCCACAACCTGTGGACCAGTGTAAATGTTGCATCGGTCAGAACCTACAAGCTCTTCCATCGAATTGACTTCATTGGTGTTCTTGTAGTATGTGTCATGATTGCCAATGATAAGATGTAGGTCAATACCCAACTCTTGAAAACGGCCAATAAACTTTTTACGAAAATCAGATGCAGTTTTGAAACTGATAAACTTTCTACGGTCTGTAACATCACCCATATGAATACAGGTAGTAATACCTCGTTTCTCTAGGGTAGGAAAGAATACATCATCGTAGAATTTATAGAAAAAGTCATTAATGTTTTGGTTATCGTTTCTAGCACCAAAGTGAGTGTCAGTTATAATAGCAAGCTTCAACGCTCAACACCCAGAACCGCTACATCTTCAATATCATCTTCCATAAAATTCTCTAGTCCTTTTTTACTTTTTTTTTCTACCGTCTTGGGTTTATAGACATCTTCAGCTGGAAGATTGTCCATTGCAAAAGAATTATCAATACTGTAACTAGTTGAATCACCCGGCATAGTATCATAGGATTGGTAGTTACTACCTGCTATAATCCTATTTTTAACGTGGGTTTGCTTTTTTTCTTTTTGAATTCTTCGGATGAAAGCGTAATAGATGATTTGCGTGAAATACGCGAAAGGGTTATTCGACTTCTCTGGATTGAAGTTTGAAGCATATTGTAAGCAGTTTTCGATACCATCTGAAATCATGTCATCTTTATATGTGTAGTTAATAAAATTGGGACGATAAGATAAATGCATTGCAATCTTCAGAAAACACTCACCAATGTAATTTGTTACAGCAGGTTTTTGTTCTTCTGCCTCTTCAGCAATCTTGCACTTCTCTTTCCACTCAATCATCGCCTGTAGAAAAACTTTGTTATCTACATAATGTTCACCTTTAGCTTTCGCCATAATTACTCTCCTAAACTTTATTCACTATACACCACCACAACTATAATGTCAAGGAACAATATAATTTAAATAATTCTTTAAGGAACCTTGACTCCACCCGAAAATAGTGTTACATTGATCTTGTCTTGGTTTGCTGAACTACATTAATGAATAGATTTACTATCTGTTTCTAGTTCATCTAATAGTTCTTCATATATTTCTTCTTCATTAATATTGTCCATAGTAGATAGTTCTTCTGGACCCTCTAACCTATCCAATACACCCTCATAATATATACTCAACCCAGCTGATGCGGGTAACATTATGATAACATGTTTAGGATCAATCTCAAAATATTTTTCTTCAGTGAACGGTTGTACCCATCGTGAGAGCATTAAAGATTCTGTCATCCCTGTCATTGTCATTTTTGGAGAGACATGCATTAGAAGGGGTCTTGTGATTTCGTATTTACCGTTATCTTCGGAAAGCTCACAAATGATATTTTCGCCACTAATGAGCTTCAGAATTTTATATGTATCTGTGTTCATCTTAGGTTTACCTTACTAATTTCATAGTTGAATTGTTCTGCATTGTATATATTTATGCGTTCTTGAAAATGGTTCAGTGTAAAGTTGGGTTGATTACGAAATGTCATATCATCTGCAATGTCAAATATCAAAACGGAATCTTTATTCTCCCCCTGACGCAATCCTCTACCGATACTCTGGAGCACTCTAATTCTAGACTTAGACGGGCTTGCGAGCACGATGTTGTGAATATTACGAATATTAATACCAGTGCTAAAAGTCCCATACGAAGCAATGGTGATAGAATTTGTTTCGTTCTCAACAACAGACCGTATTTCTTCACGTTCTGTAGTGCTAGTGTTTCCATAGATGAAAAACAACTTTCGCATTCTGTCGTCAAAGAAACCCTCATTCTGAGCTTTCTGGACTTGTTCATATAACGGTTTGCCATGTTTCTCAACTAACTGATATAGACATAGTGTGTTACCTTTCAAATGCATAAGTAACCCAGCAATAAATTCGTTTCTTCGTTCATGTTCGCCTAGGAACTGTAGTTCATCGGAATATGTCATTCTCTCGCGTATGTTCTGGTGTTTTAAAATAATACACTTGACTTTTAGGTTAGCAAGAGATTTCTTCTCAATTAACTCCTTTGTAGTCGTTACTTTTTCAACTGGACCAAATAGTCCCTCTAAAACAAGTTGGTGCGTCTGCGTCCCGTCTAGGGTGCCTGTAAGACCGAATCTGTACTTACATAGGTGTAACTTTGTCATAATACCAGTGAGTGACTTAGCCTTAAACATATGCGCCTCATCACCAATCACACAACCGAACTGTTCAAAATATTTCTTTGGTAGTTTGTAGATAGACTGCCATGTAGAAATTACAACGTCTTTTTCAACCTTACTGGAATGTCCCTGATATACCCTTTGACAGTATGTACCAGAACTCCAACCGTAGTCTTCGAAATCTGAATACATCTGTTCCACAAGTGAGGTAGTGGGAACTAGTATTAGAGTCTTCAATCCCATCATATGATAATAACGAACTAACGAATATATTACCAGTGATTTACCAGAAGCAGTAGGAGAAACAAGCAAAGCACGATTTGTGGATATAGCATGGTGTACCGCATGAATTTGGTAGTCACGCACCTTGATTGATTTACCTTTTGATTTCGGTTTAAGACTTCTGATGAAATCTCTAACCACTTGGCCAACAACAATCCGCTCATTTTCAACTCCCTCTTCTAATATATAGTCGATTCCGTTTTTCTGACAGAACCCTTTGATGTATTCTAATAGTCCAACATATATCTCACCCGTTGCGGGAGAAAAGAGTCGTATCTTTCCATCCCACATTCGATTACGATACATAGGCATAAACTTGAACCCCGGCACTTCGAATGTAAAAAACTCTGTCAACTCTTGTCGAGTAGAATCTGACATCTCATCTAGAACTAGGTATACTTCATTCTTTTTTGATATACGCACAACTAACCCCTCTCAATATATTTCATCTTAATTTCTTTAGGACTAAAGAAATCCACAATAATTCCAGTTGCAAGACCTTTATCGTAATCCTTACAACTAAAAATATCGATATAGCAATCGCCAGTTTTATCTACAAAATGTCCAGTGATATTGCTTGTTTCAATCATTTGACAGAAACTAAATCCTGCAACATCAGGATTATGAGACGCAAAGTGAGCAATCATAGGATCACCATATGATTTCATACCTATATCTTTTACGATATTTAAAATAAATGATCGAATGTTTTCTTCAGTAAATTTTTCTACTGGACATTCTTCGCAATCAAAAAGAGTATGATAACCCCAAGTCATTATGGCCTTCCTAATAACCAACCCACGATGGATTTTCTAACACCAGACTTTACTGGTCTTACTCTATGCCACATATGCGCGGGAAATATTATAGTGTTGTATTCTTCAGATTTAAATGTTTCGTATCTTCTTTTATCCTCTGGATTTTTTGTTTCAATATCAAATGCACCACCTTCGAAATCATCATTTAGAATAGTCGAAAAGGATACCTTTCGAACTAGTCCATTCGAATATGGCTCGTCATGAACGTCACGATGCCACCCATATTCATCTCCAACACCATATTCAGAATATTGCAATGGTTCAATATCAGTTAGATTTATTAGTGTGGTAGAATTGATTATGTTAAAAATTTCTCTACAGGTTTCAACATCTTTAATAAAGGATACTTTTGAGTTTCTTTTAACAATACCACTTTCATTTGTAATAGCACCATCTTCAAACGTGTCAGGAACAGAAAAATTATTATGAATGTTGGTGTAGTGAATCATGATTTAACTCCATAAACATCACCTATAGAGGAATCTGTACTACATTTTTTATAACAAATTTCTGGTGCCTTGTCTG